CTACTAATGTCAGCAACAACATCTTTAGCTTTACCGTATGCGTCAACCAACTCCATGCCATCAGCCTTAGCCTGTTGATACAGTTCACAGCCTTGTTTGATTGCACTTGCAGCCAGTTTTGCAGCAGCAAGAATTGTAAGTGGGTCCACATTACTTAGGGAGTTGACCGTTACCAGCTAACCAGATCAATAGACCTAACGCACCAGCACCAACTATCCAGAATATCTTCTTTACAACTGACCGACCTACTTCTTCATAGATACGCTTAAATGCTACCTCAGCAGCACGTTCAGCAATATGGTCAATCTGCTCGTCAGTTAGTTGTATTTTTTCCATGATTAGGATTTCATTATGTAACATAATGCATAATATGGTGGTAAGTTAGCGTTAGTAGCAGAATCACCAGTAGAGTTAATGCTTAATGAGTGACTATGGTCACCAGCTTCTTCCATGATGTTTGTACCACCATAGCTAGTCACGTAACTTTGATTTGTTGGGCTGGCACTAAGACCACCAACTTTTGATGTCTGACCACCTAGAACTGCTGTACTACCGCCAGTATTACCATTTAATCCATGACGATGAGCACCAGCACTACCTGTACTACCAGAGTGACTATGGCTAACAATAATAGCGTCTTTAGAACCACCAGTATTACCAACCGCATAAGTAGAACCAGCACCTACTACGAAACGATCACGTAAATCTGGAGTTGAGTTAGAACCATTACATAAATACCATCCACTAGGAATAGATGCAGATGATCCAGACCAGATAATAATTCCACCACTAGGAATAGCATTATTAGCAACGTAAGCAGTCGTAGCTACCTTAGTAGAATTGTCACCTGCCGATTGCGTAGTAGCCGTAGCTGTAGCACCTAGTGATACAGTCGAGCTAAATACAGCAGCACCAGAACAAGTAAACGCACCACCTACGACAAAGTTATCAGCGTCAGCACCTGTTTGCTGATCTTTAATCTGTGCCATTAACTCGCGGATAGCATTGTTAATACCCGATGGAGCACAACCCTCAGCTATGTTAATACCGCCAATATCCGTATTATTGGATGCGGTAGAACTGTATTCACTAATCTTGTTCTTTGCCATGATTATTGCCCATATATCTGTTGAAGTTGCTCAGACGTTACATCTAAAGGAACTTGTGGAGAAATTAAACCTCTACCACCAGTAATAGCTGGAACAGGTATTTGTTTTGGAACTGGAGCACCTAAACGCATTAAATCCGCTAGACGTTCTATAGATTGTCTGCGAATTGCAGTAGCACCTAATCTTGATAAACCAGCACCAGCCGCTAATGGAAGTCCAATAGTAGGTTCATAGATTGATGCACCACCAGCAAATGCACTACTAACAGGACCAGTAGGAGCAAATCTACCAAAGAATTTTAAGAGATTTTGAGCACTTGTGCCTTTAGCAGCAGCAGTAATTTCAGCCTGTTCTGAAGGAGTAAATAACCGCATTTTCTTATCATTCTTAGCCAACTGACGAAGCTGTTGTGCCATAGAGTTTTCAGCACCAGAAGCAGTAAATTTACTTGTGTCAAGTTTTGCATTTTCAAGCATAGATTCAAATACATCAGCTTTCATTAGCTTAGAATATTCGCCTCTAGCTTGTTGCCATATAGCAGTACCTGTTTTTGTATTAGTGCCAAGAATATCGCTAGCAGGAGCATTAGCAATATAGTCATCAAATTGGTCTTTTAGTATTGTAGCTAATCGTCTTTCTGATGGATCAATACTAGCTTGAGCGCCTTGAATTACCTTACGAAGTGCCTGTAACTCTGTAAAATCTTTGGGCATTGACGCATCTGTAAGTTCTTTAAAAGCTGCTTCAATCTTAGGATAAGCAGTAGGCGTATAACCTTCTTTACGAAGATCAGTAGCTACGGTAGCCATTTTCTGTGTGAATCTTGGTGTGCTAAACGCAATACCAGCTTGTTCAGCTTGTTTAAACAATTGACTAGATTTTGAAGCTAAATCTTCAGCAGTAGGACCAACTCTAGGACGAGCACCAACGCCAAATGCAGCACCAGTTGCAAGACCAGCACCAGCACCAGCTAACGGTCCAAACTCCTCACCTACACCTTGAGCAACAGCAGCAGAAGGAGCAGCAGCAACTATTTGTCTGCCGGGAGCCTGAGATAACATTTCTGCTATTTTTCTACCTAAATCAGTAGTAGCTGTTCTTGCCAATGTTGGCAATGTAGCTATTTGAGTTCCAACGCCAGTTAATGCACCAGCAGCAGATTGAGCCATACGTTCAGCAGTTGTTTCTGCTTTTGGTAAACCCATACGAGTCATTAAATCTTCTACAGCACCAGCAGGAGATGGAATTTGATATTTTTGTGGCAATGCTACGTTAGCAGCTTGTGTAGCTAATTCAGCAGCAGGTAATGCAATAGTTCCACCCAATACACCAACAGGACCAAATGGAAGCCCAGCAGCAGCCCCAATAGCAGCAGGAGCTACTCCTCTAGCAGTAATCCCTAAACTACGAACTAATTCTTGACCAGTAGTTCTAGGAGGCATTGATTGAAGCGCATAATCATACGCTTGCTTGTCTGTAAGCTCTGTATCTGAATTAACTTCAAATGAACCAGAACCGGGAATAGTGACATCGTAACTAAACTTAGCCATTTATTTCCTCTTTACCGTTACACCACTAGGAAGTGCTGGTTGTTGTTGAACTACTCCACCTTTAAGAATATCTTCAAACTCACCGTTATATCCGTAAGTACGAGCATATTCTTGTGGAATAGTCTTTGTTGCACGATCAGCATTGCTAATGTATTGCTTTAATTGTTTACGTAGTTCACTTTCCTTCATTCCAGAAGCTAGAGCACTTTGGATATTTGAAAGTGTTGTCATTTCTTGAACTGCTACACTACCAACTGCACCACCAGTAGGAGATGCTTGTCTCATTTGCTGAATTTCAGTAATAAATGCACGACCAAGCAAATTATCTAGTAGTTTTTTAGCTGTATAAGCATCAGTACCCGGAACATTAGCCATTGCTGGGGCAGTTATTCCAGACAAAGACTTAATATATGCAGGATTATTTAATAAAGATTCAGCAGCTTGTTTTGCATCTACAACATTTTTTAATGTGTAATTAACTAATCCAATAGTTGAATTTTGTGCTGCAACTAATTCCTGTTTTTTCTTAGGAGAAATTATCTTATCTGGCTGATTAATTAAAGGAACAGTTCCTTTAGGAACCTGAACAGACATCGTTGTTGGTTTAATTTCTGGAGCAGCTTCACCAGTTCTTTGCATCTCAGCATCTACTCTAGGAGCAGGAGCCTGAGCCATTGGAGGAATTGGTCCTCTAGGAGTTATAGTAGGAGCCTGAGTTACCTGAGGAGCAACTGCTTGAGCTTGAGGAGTAACTCCACCACCTAACATTTCTTCACGAGATTTAGGCAAAGGAACGCCAACGCCAGTTTCAAACTTTAGTTTATTGCCTTCAATAGCAATTCTTGTTTGATCTGCTTGATTTGGAGCATTAGCAAAAGCAAGAATATTCTTATTTTGCTCAGGAGTAAGTTTAGTCTGGTCATTAGTACCAAACATTGTATATGCGTAATTACCCGGTATACCTTCGTATTTTTGACCTTTACCCAACTCCATTGCTGCACTTTGAATAGCCTGAATACGTTGAGCTAACTCATTTGCATTTAAGCCGCCAGTACCAGCCAAATCTTTTAATTCAGTAACATAAGGCTTTAATTGTTCTGGAACTGATTTTTCTAATCTACTAAAGTCATATCCTGAAGTAGAAAGACTTTCAGTTTCTTTACGTATACTTTCAATATCTTTATTATTTGCTTCACGTTGTTTTGCAGCTTTTTCTCCGGGAACTCCAGATAAACGCGAATTAATATCCAATAATTGCATTCTACGTTGCTCTAATTGACCTAAACGATTGCTTGCTGTAGTTGTCATATCAGGCAATACAGTACCTTCTGGTTGAGCAGTAGATTCAGTAGTAGCAGGAGTAGCAGTAGGAGCAATAGCAGTAGCAGCAGGAGCGCCAGATATAGCTGCTTGAATAGGAGCATTTTCAGCCCACATCTTCAAGAATCCTTGTGGATCAGCTAAAAGAGCAGCCTTCATTGTTGGATCGTTAGCAAAACGTGGATCTTGCAAAACAGCATTAATAGCTTGTTGTGTAGCTGCATTTTGCTGCATTTGCAAACGCATCTGAGCTAACTTTTGAGCATTAGCCATTTGCTCTATACCGCCTTGATATGCCTGTCCTGATGCGCCATAACCAGCACCTAAAGCACCCAATATATTCTGAGTAGCGGAACGTCTAGGACCTTGCCTACCCATGCCAGCAGCCAAAGCAGCAGCCGTACCTAATAGACCAGCCACGTTAGATTGTTGAGATAATGTAGCTGCATCTTGTGGTCCCAATAATCCTTCATACATTGGATTTTGCTGACCAAATACATTAGGAATGTAATCATAGAGTGCCATACACCACCTATATTAAAGAAATTGGTTGTGGACGGATAACCGTAGATTGCTGAGGATTCAATAAACTCATGTAATCCATTGGCTGAACTTGACCACGATGTATTTGACCGGGTTGAGCAAAATGCACTTGTGGCTGTTGCATTAAGCTACTAGCAGCTTTCATGCCTAATTGGGTTGCCATTTGATTCTTATTCATCCAATCATTAGCAGCAGTAATATCTTTCCAAGCACCACCTAGTGTTTCAGAACCTAATAATGTGTTTCCACCAATGCTACTAGCAGGACCACTCATCCCACCAACTATTTGACCTTGACCAAGAGCACTAACAAAAGGATTGCTAGAAGCCATAAATGGAGCCGCTTGAGAAACAATACCCGGCAATGAAGCAGCCGTAGCCTCAGCCGCAAATGGAGCCGCTAATGCAGTAGTGCTTGCAAGCGCAGGAATAGATGTTGCTGCTGGTAAAAGTTCAGCCGCAATAAGACTTCCGCTAATTGGATCAGCCATTATTTACCCCCTTGTGGAGTAGCTTGCTGAACTGTAGTAGTTCCTTGAGGAACGCTAGAGAATAAGTTAGCAAACTGACTTAGCTTCATCTGTGGCAGGTTTTGCTCAAAGTTATAACGATTCATAGCATCTTGTAACTGAGCAGCACTCTGAGCCTCTTTAGCACCACCAACGCTAAGTAAACGCTGTATATCAGCATAATCCTGAGCAGCCATCTGAGGAGCCGCACCAACAGCAGCCATTTGACGCTGACGTTCCGCTTCAGCAGAGTTATACGCTAACTGACCACCTTGTTCCGCTAATGCGCGAGCAAATACATCCTGAGCTTGACCTGTTAGCTGACCTTGAGCAGCAGAACCATAACGACCTACTGACGATGCACCTGACTGTAGTTTCTGGATGTTGCGTAAGTAATCTTCACCAGCTAGACGATTCGTTTGCTCTAAAGCACCCGCTAGGAATGGATTAACACCCTTACCTTGAATCGTAGCCAATGTCTCAGCCTGTGCAGCTTGAGTTAGCGGAGAACCTGCTATAGCTCGATTCTGAGCCATCTGCAAGGCTTGCTCAGTCTGTGCCGATGGAGATACGTAAGTCTGTTGTGGGAAGAATGAAGGATTAGATGACTCATAGAGTCGCTTGCCTTCTTCTAAGCCATATTGAACATACGGAGCAATCGTAGGATCGATACTCGTAGTTGTCGTACTTTTTTGAGTTCCGCCGCCGCCACCCATAATTACACCTCACAAATCCATTGTTTTGGACGGAACCCGTAATCAGCCGCCCTTTTAGCCCAACCACGTCTATGACTAGAAAATGTTATGTACTTAACCTTAGCCTCTGCCGCCATGCCTTTTATGTATTTTAAGGCATTTTCGACAACATCATAACTATTTTCTAACGAATAAGCAGCCCATAGATGCATAGTCTCACCTTGTGGCTGTATGACAAAGAATCCAGCGTAGTGGTTATTCTCTATCAGTACAAATAACAGACTTTTTTGATTGAAACAGTCCGTATATACATCTTCAACTATCCAGTTTTCTGGACTCCTACTTTTAATCTTATCTAAGCCAGTTCTTACACTAGCCCACCATTGTCGCAATTCCTGTGGAGCAATATATCTATACTCCATTAACCCACCACAATGTAACCATACGTTTTACCTGATGTAATGTTGGCTGCATGAGTTATTGTTGCACTTCCTATAGTTTGACTGCTTACATATACACCAGTAGCAACCGATACAGCAGCCAAAGGAGTGAAAAATATAAGACTTTCCTTACCTATACGACCATCAGAAAGAGTAGTTGTTGTAGCTCCACCTGTAGCTAACGTCACAGTACCAGTATTATTCGTCTTACCGTCCATAATCCCACGAACTACCTCAGATACTTGACGTTCATCAGCACCAAATACAGGTAACGTCCTAAATTGAGCACTTCTAGTCATCGATTACCTTGCGTAGTAATGTCAATCTCACAACCTACAATAGTTTCCCAATTGGCATTAGTCGGAGTTACCTTAATTCGATGGTAATTACCGTTAGCTCTTAATGGCACTCGATTGTCTGAGTCTGGTGTAGCTGTTGTTCCAAATTCAACGCTATCTGACAATAGTTTTCTACTGGCAACTGTGACTGATGCGATTCCATTATCAACAATAGGTTTTGCCAATGTAATAATAGAACGTCCAATATCTATATCTCCAGAAGTAATGTAAGCAGACTGCAATGCACCAGAGAAAATAACAATCTTCTGGCTCCTAACACCAACAAATATAAGCTGACCACCAGCCCAAACACGCGAATCTAACGGAATATCTAATGCATCTAAGTTATTGTTGTAGTTATCTATCTGCTCAAGTGTGGCACTAGGTGTCAGAGCATACGCTAAGTAATTAACGTCCGTTAAACCATACGACCACTTGTTTAAATCAATAGAGTAGTACAGCAAGAATCGCTTACCAAAGTTATTCTTAAAGTTCCAGATAACTAATTTACGTACCGGATCAATAGTCGCACTCATGCCAGTCTGTATTTCAGTCAAACTGACATTATTAAAGAACCAACGATTGATCTTTTCTACTCCGATATTCTTAACTGACTTGCCATCACATACGTAAAATCCATCATCAGATAAGAAATACGTTAGATTGCCAAACTGAGCAATAGAGCCGTTAGTAGTGCATCCTAATGTGCGAGATATAGCGTCAAACTGGAAGAAGAACGGACTACCTGCATACGACATACGATAGATAGCACGTTCTAAGAAGATTAGACCGTACTCACCACCAGCTATGCCTGTAATATCCCCACCATCAGCCAATACTTGAGAATCAGCCTGTGAAGCTGTGCTAGGAGTCCAGTCAGTCTCATCATTAATATCTGACCAATAGACTTTATTTTCCTCATTAGCAAGATTAGCAGCTACCACAAAGTCTCGAACTACCGTTACATATTTAGCAGCAGGAGCAGTAGCAGCCAAATCAGTAAAGTAAGTAGATGAACTTAAATCATAAGACTGTAACTGATCTTTACCATTGGCTAAGATCATCTTAGAGCCAAATTGTGTAATATCCCATGACTCTACATCCGTATAACCTGTGGTAGTTACCGCCGTTAATGCAGTATTACTAGGATTAAACTTGTAAATTTGTGTAGCACCGGCAGCGAATAACGTAGACGCACCAGCGAACTTACCAGCAAATGCTACTAGTAAGTTCTGACCTGCATTAGCAGAATAATCTACAGCTTCACGTAATGGAGCATAGCCATTAGTAACAGGATAACAATTATAGGCATCAGTTACAGCACCAGTAATACTAGGCTGATCTGGCAACCACTCACCAAATATAATCTTTTGCTTTGCCATTACTGTCTAGCCCAATTAGTAGTTTCTGGAGTTACTACAGTCCATTCGTAACCAATAAAGTCACCAATAGCACCCACAGTAGCATTACCAGTAATAGACGCAGATTTAACAAATATACCTGTACCAAGAGCAGTAACTGACGCATTGCCAGTAATACTTGCGTTAGAACCGAAAACAGATATGCCATTAGCTGTAACAGTTGTAACAGAAGTAATTGCTGCTACGCCAACCTTTACATCAGTAACAGCAATCGATGCCTGAGCATTGCCTGTAATGCTTGCAGCACCTGTAAATGTCTGAGTACCTATAGCCGTTACAGTAGCATTTCCTGTAATAGCAGCACTAGGTTCGGTATCCTCGTTCTCGCAATACCCACCAACCCAATAGCCGCTAACAACGTATAGATCAGGAACGCATTGAGCAGTTACAGTCGCATTACCTGTAATAGACGCAGTTCCGAAAGTAAAGTCTACTGCCTTTGCTGTTACTGTAGCAGTAGCCGTGATAGATGCTACACCGCCAGTATCTTCATTCTCGCAATAGCCAGCATCCCAATAACCAGCCGTTACGTATAGATCAGGTTGGCTTAGGTCACCTTCACCATAGCCTTGAACCCAATAGTCGAAGTCGACATAATTAGTTGCCATTGACCTCTACCCACGCTTGAGTTTCCTCATCCCATGAGTACATCTTTTCATCCGTAGGTCTAGCTACTGGAGGATGCCATACAACATTGGAATCTAATGTCCAACTTGGATAAGGCTGTGGAGGAATAAATGCATCTATATTTGCTTGATAAGTAAAACCAATACCAGCATAGTTTCCACGATAAGGAGTGCCGCCATTAGTATGAACATTGCCTAAAGTATTGTAGCTAGTACGTTTACATACTTGCCCACGAAAATCACCATACCAAACTTCCCAATTAATATCATCTTCGCCTTCGTTTTTACCAACGATTACCTCAGTAACAATATTGTTTTCATCAAGAAATGCGTAGTGAGCCATTTTATTCTTCCCTCAAATTCAGTCCAGTTAAAGTTTCATCCGAACCTATATGACCTTTAACAAACGTATTAAATGCAATACTGATTCTTGTGTTGTCACCTTCTTTAGTCTGTACCATGTGCGTTAGATGCGATGGGAATAGAATTAAATCTCCAGCACCAACTTCAAACCACCACGACTCAGAATTGTAAGGATTAAACTCTTTAGCAGGAACTTTAATGCGCTCGTAGCCATCCTTGTAAAAATAAATCTTATCTACCGCACGATCAGCCTGTGGATAGAACACACCAGACACTACGCTATTTGGGTGAGCGTGTTTATGGTGATGCTGTCCTTTTTCAGTATAGTTAGCCCAACTCTGCGTTAGATACAAACTTACGTCAAACTTTGGTGCATGAGTTGCTTTAAAATACTCCAGCATTGAATATTCAATAAAGTCACGAATTTCTGTTAATTCTTTATTCTTTAAAATCTTGCGATCCTTGCTAGTAGTATTACCTTCATTAGCGTAATGCTCCTGACCTTTAATAAAACTTAGTTCAGACTCAGTCAAATCACGACCAAATTTAAAGAAAGCTACTGCGGTAGGAAATAGATTATTTATTACCATGAAACATTACCTGTACCAGCAGTAAACGTATAAATAGTATTTCCTCCTGATGTGGTTTTTGTATAAGTTAAACCACCATCAATTGAGGATAAATCAGCATTTGTAGATGGGTAACTAATAATTACAACACCAGAACCACCACCAGCACCAGTTGAATATGGAGCAGCACCATAAGCACCGCCTCCTCCACCACCTAAATTAGCCGTACCTGCAACTGCTGCAACTGCATTCGTAGTTCCTCCAGCTCCACCCCCACCAGAACCGCCAGCCGCACCGGGGTTTCCAGAGCCGCCACCGCCTCCGCTATAGGTTACTGAACTTCCTGAAAGCGATGAAGCCGTACCATTGCCACCTACGCCACCGGGGGAACCTGATTGTGTTCCGCCTGTCGCACTTGCGCCGCCTCCGCCACCGCCAAATGTTCCACCATTACCGCCACTATTTCCTTGTGATGGAGATGTTGAAGGCGTGTTTCCAGCTCCACCAGTAGTCGTTCCAGCACTATGACCGCCGCCGCCCGAACCTCCGCTTGCAGCAGCTAAATTAGAACCATTCCAACCGCCACCATAACCACCACCATTACTTGTAATTGTAGAAAAAGTAGAATTCCCACCAGAAGTAAGTGCAGCTCCACCAGCTCCTACAGTAACGGTGTAAGAAGTTGAAGCAGAAACAGCCAAACTTGTATCAGTTCTAAAGCCACCAGCTCCACCCCCACCAGCAGATGACGTTCCGGGGTTTCCAGAGCCGCCGCCGCCGCCGCCAGCCACAACAAGATAACTTACGCTAGTTGGTGCGGCAGACCCACCAGCCATTGCTTGCATTAATTTAGTAAAAGCAAACATCCTGACTCCTTATGGTGTGTAACCTTGAGCGATAGAGCCGTACCAGTTAGTACCGTCAGACACAAACGTCAGAATATCCATCTTGCCAGCAGTTGCCGTAATCGTAGGAGCACCAGCAGTACCAAACTTAACACCAGTAAACGTAGCAGTTCCTAAACCAACAGCAGCAGCTTGCTTTAACAATAAGATGAATGACTTGCCAGCCGTAGCTGTAGGCATTGTGAATGTGCAACCAACAGAAGCAGTTAACGTAGCTGTCTGGACTGTACCGTTAGTCAATGACAATGTATTTGACGTAGTAACAGTACCAATAGACACAACCGATTCAACGTAATTAGTAATTGTCGGATTAGTTATTGTTGAGCCAGTAATAGCAGTAAGAGCAGCACTAGTAGCCGTTAAAGCAGTAATAGTCGCACTTGTTAATGTGATAATTGAAGCACTACCACCTGATTGAATCTTGTCTGTGTTTAGGTTCGTAAAGTTAGCATCAACCTCAGCATAACTAAGAGCAGAACCTTTGCCAGTTCTCGTAACGATCGTAGACATAATTTACCCCTTACGCCAAAGTTACGGTTAGATTCGTAGCAGTTACTTTAAATATATCACCAGTAGATATAGTCTTACTTGTATCCAATGGAGTGTGATAAAGCAGATTACCTGATGTAACCGCATCACGAATACCTACATGAGTAATAGTTCCCCATGTACTTGTGCATTGTGGATACTCGATTGCAGAACTATTAGATGTAGCACCGTTAGACGGAGCACTAAACGTAATAGGCTGACGAACATACGAGCCACCTGTGACCTCAGTACCAGTATCGGCATCTGTAGGATCGTTAGTATATAAAGCTAAATAAGTAGTTGTCGGTGCAGTGTAACTCGTAGCACGTAACGTACCGTTAATTAGCGCGTTTTCTAGGTAGTTGCTTATTTCTGCCATGATTTACCTCACTGACATTGACATTGGTTGACCACCGTATTCACCATTTTGGTCGGCAGTAGAAATTGCTGTAATGCTACGATCATATAAAGCCGCCCAAGTCTGAAGTCGTGCATCATTCATCAAATATGGTTCAGCCTCTCCTAATGCCGCATACAGCAAAGCATCAGGATAATTACTTAGGAATACGTTAACAATATTAGTATCAGATAGATACTGTGGTTTCCCATAATATAACATTTGTATACTGTAAACGCTATCTGGAATAGGAGCGAATTGAATCTGTGAAGCCAGAATAGTGTAGTTTACCGGAGCGCCAGCATCAGTCGTTCTAGCTTTAGCAAAGAATGTATTAGGAGACATATACGTAACTGACGTTACTGGATTAGTACGTAGATGTACGTCACGCATCTCTAGGAAGTCCGTAGGCAAGCCAACAGTCTCAGTACCACTTGTAGTATTAGCGCGAGCCACAACAAGCATCTGACGCGTTCTAAGGTCTCTACGGAGCCGTTCCTCAGCCAGTTGAATAAAGTCCGGTATCTGTGAAGTCAGATCACTACGACCTAAGTAACTCGCTATCGTAGATTTTAACGAACTGTAATCCGTCATCGCTATTTCCCTAAGTTGTGTCTCTCCACAGCACCATCCTCTACATCATCCCATCGATACTCATACGTACCAATGTGACCAATATGCATAGACAGACTGTGATCTACATACGTCTGGAATCCACTATCTAAAGCCTTGACGCAGAAATGTACATCTTCGCCAATAATTCCCTTAGAACCCCAGCCTACGTCATACCACGGCTTTTTAGTAGCCTCAAATACATCTTTGTGAATCATTACTACGCCGCCACCTACAGCCGTACAAGGCTCAATGCCTTCTTTACCTTTAGAGTCTATTTTATGCCAAGCATGACTAATAATGTTGCCATTTTCGTCTTTATCTAGCTCTAAATTCAATGCTGTCGGCAATGTAGGCTTGCGACGAGTTACTGCATTAACTCCGACAATCGGTACATTCCGGCTTAACAATATCTCTATCGTATCGCTAGGGAACCGCATATCTGAATCAATAAACAGAATGTAGTCGCAACCTTCTTTTAACGCAGCTTCAACTAGCTTTTCACGCTGATCGAATATCAACGTACCTGCCATTGTGTATAACTTTAAGCCGTGTTCACCTGTACCACACCGAAACTTGCTATCTCGTCCTACCATCTTCGCAAAGTCAAACGCAAAGCCAGTATGAACCTCGTCTCTAGCTGGAACGCATACACCTACTGTTATACCCATTAGATATTACCCCTATAGACTTTAAAGTGTGCATTATCGGAATCATTGAGCCACTTAGCAAACGCAGTATCATCAATAATTACAAAACCCCTCATAATTCCTTTCTTATTCAAGTCATCAATGACCGTAAAAGGTATTCGAGCTACGTGGTGTAATTCTTTAAGATTTCCTTGTCTTGCCTTGTCTGCCTCTCTGATCTGGACGTTACTTTCTAATATCTCAGTAATATCCTGTTTAGTCTCGATGATAATGCCGCCATCACCGTCCGCATGAACAACCTGTTGTCTATAGTCCATAAATCCTCGTAAATGCCCCCAATCCGAAGATCAGGGGCAGTCTTATTAAAGAGCCATATTTAAGTCAGCAACGATACCATGAGCAGCCTCGTTTTTTACCTCCAAGCAGCACTCTACTAATATCTGTGTCTTATCACTATCACCTGCCTTAGCAAGCTCATTAGTCATAAACGGACGCAGATAAGCGATTGCAGCGTACTCAGGATCAAGGATCAGAGCATCGCGTGTACGCATGAAACGATTCGGAACAACGCTCATCGAACCAAAGTCCGACAAGTAAACGTCAGCAGCACCAACGATAGTAGCCTGAGCACCACCGTTACCACCATTGACGTTATAACGATAAGCTGACAGACCTGTGAAAGTCGAAACCTTCTGCTTGCCCAATGCGCCAACCATCAGAATCTTAGGTACGCCACCAGATACAAATACCTCTGAAACAACTGATTTCAACAGAGTCTCAGTAAATGTACGTGTATTACCGTCTGTACGAGTCGATACACCGATAGTTGTAGGATCAGCACCGTTAGTCTGAGCGTCAGAGTTAGTCTTGATCCACGACAGCAACGAACCCATCTTACGAGCAGTAGAGTTAGTTGTACCAGCCGAACGACCTTGATTGCTCAACAGGATGGTTTCCAGATCGCGTTTGATTTCTTGCGATGCCTTAGCCAATTGATAAGCCTTCTCAGACTTACGACCTGCTTTGTTAACTGTATCCAGAGTGCCAGAGACTTTGATAGTCTTTTGCAGAATCTGAGTATAGTTACCCAAGCGAGTTGTTGGAGACAATGTAGCGTCAGAAGCGTCAGCACCTTCAACAGCAGCGTTGTTGGTAGTTGCAGCAGCCAACGAGTCCGTCTGCCATTCGTGGTAAACAGCCGTAGCTTTAGTCTTGCCAATGGAACTCATGAATGGAGTCTCAGTAGGCGAAATGTCATAAATTACGTCGGTCAGGTCTTCTCTCTGTCCAATTGCGTCATAAGCATTATAAATAGCCATGATTTAATTCCTTATAAAAAGCGTTCAAATACACTCGCTGCATCGCGGACACTTCCGCTTGATCTAGCTCGTGCCTTTAGTTTCTTTGTTTCTTCAGCATTACTATCTCTAGGTTTGCTTACGCCTGACTTAATCGCTTTCGGAGCCTCGTTCACCTTCTTGGTGATAGCTGGCTTACTTGCGACTAACTTGTCGTACTGCATTGCCTTATACAGAGTTAGTACAGCCCGACTATCATAGACAGCCGCTAATTCTTGGTCAGAGAACCCAATCTGCTTACCAAAGGCACGAATATCATTTCTGATTGATTCACCTTTAGTTGGATCAGTAAATTCAGGGATATAAGCTGTCAGTTTCTGCATTTCCTCAGCCACCACGGACTGCATCTGTGCTTGCCTATCTTGTTCCTGTTGCTGAATGATTCGTGATCTCTCAGCCTGAACAGCAGACAACTGCTTATCTCTCTGAACCATCTCAGCTACTTTTACAGAGTATCCAATAGGATCAGTCTCTTTCAAGTATTCAAGATTTTCCTCTTGCTGAGGCTGAAGCATTTGCTCAATCATTTCTAGACGTTGCGCGTACGTATCACGCATCTGTTTAGCTTCTTGAACTGCTTGTCGTTCAGCTTCTACTGCCTTACGATCCTCAGCTACTGCTTGCGATTTCTTGGTGTAATCCGTGCCAAGTTGATATGACTTGATAAGCTCATTAAGCGTTACCTCACGTTCTTCTCCAGCCGCTTTGACTCGATACGTGGGTTGCTCTTGCTCATCACCATCTTCATCTTGTTCTACCTCAGACTTATCGTCTGATTCGGCATCGCTTTCGTTAGCTTCTGGCTCATGGTCTGGTTGTCCGTTATCGGAGCCTTCGTCACGTTCCATCATGCTCAAGAAAGCGTTAGCTGCACCTTCTACCGTTAACTCTGCATTTCCCTGTTCGGGAGTCGTGCTTTGAGTATCGCTCATTTATGTTTCCTTAATTATATCGCCAACCGGACGATTCGGACTACAAAATCTTTATTTTTTTTTCATCAATTAGCTTCTGATCTGCTAATCCTTGAATATGATTATCAATAGACTCTAGAACCCTAAGACGCAAATACGACTGCTCACGTACCTCTACATCGCCATAATCACTATTTAGAAACTTGGCTAACTCCATACCTCTGAGTTCTTCCATCATCTCTATAAAGTAATCGTCTCTTAATAGGTTTAATGCCCAGTCTGATTTCTTCACGCCATACCTCTAGTTAGAGAGCCTAGTTCACGTAAAGCCTTGAGTGTTAACTCAGACTGCTTGTTCTTCGTAGCCTCATCAGCCAAGTCCATAGCCAGTACAGCTTGCAATTGCTTAACTGCTAACTCAGCTTCTCTAATACGTAGATCAGCCGTATCACGCTGATTCTTCATCTGCATTTCTATACCTTTGCGGGTATATTCAGCCTCTAGCGTTTGCTTCTCAAGGTCAAGTTTTGCCGCATCGATCTGAGACTTCGCCTGAGTCTTTTCTCTTTCCACCTGAGCCAGCATCTCAGCAACCTGTGCCTGTGCGTCCGGAGTAGGAGGTTGTGGCTGAGACAATGCAGCATTTTGCTCTGGCGTAATTTCATTCATGAACTCGTTAGCATCTTTGAAACCTGCCGATTCAATGAACTTCGCTAGAGTATTGCGATATTGACCGATAGATACCAATGGATTAGATGGACCATATTGCTGAATGATCTGCTCCTGTTTCGCTAGAACCATCTGTAACATGGCTAACTTCTGATCTCTGTCACCTGAACCTAGACCAACATTGATACTTATATCGTACTCGTTAGCCCATGTTCTAGGATCAAACTCAACGTATTTACCACGCATACGAACAATACGAGGCTTATCCTGATACTTGCCCAATAGATGCAAGATGCCTTTAAACAGGCTCTTTACGCCAGTCTCAGCAAAGATGCGAGCGATTAACTCTAGCTTGCCTGAGTTTGACTTCATCATTGCAGCCACAGCCGTAGCCGTAACATTGTTCAATACGTCCGGATCAAGTCCTTGTTGTGCGTCAGATACACCAGTACGTTTAGCTTGAACTGCATCCAAGTATTCCAGCATCGGCATTGCCTGACCGAATGTACTCTGTACCGATAATGGAACCAAAGCATTAGGACTTTTTAATCTGATAACTCCACCCGGTGTAGCATTAAGGAGATCGTCGATGTTGACTTGTCCGTCAACCGCGCCCATTCTAGAGTTGTTGGTAAGATACAGATTGTCTAGGCTTTGTCGTGTAATTGTGGACTTCTGAAGCTGAATATCCATTGTCCGATCAGCCAAAGACTGACCAAAAAACTTATGCGGGATTGGTATAGGACAGATCGAATGGAACGGAACATAGTCTGTTTCCTCATCTTCCAGTATCTCAAAGCCACACCAGACGATACGGCGTAACTCAGCAATACCGTCATCATCCTCGTCAATGCGTATATAGCACTCGTATACCTCTAGCAGTTGCATAGAGAAGTCTAGAGACGAATTTTGATCTGGCTGCTCACCATTAGGGAAACGAGCAATACGTTCACGATTGAACGATAGATCATTAAAAGTTGGCAACTCGTCAACCATATCTTTATCGTAACCAATAGCACTTAACTCTGAACGAGTCATTAATCTGCGATGAGCCAAAAACGGAGAATCTTCAATATTCTTAGCTGACTTGCTAATTAGGAATTCCTCAGGAGGCACGTTCTCAATCTTGACCTGACCTGATTTATTAGTTTTCTGAACAGATACGTTATATGTAGGAATCTGCACTACATTACCCATACTGTCCGACATTTCCGTATATTCTACTTTTTGCTTCTTAACCTTTAACGTCTGGTCAGATAGCAAATACGCAAGTTCATCCTCTGATAAATTCTTGTATTCTTCTTTAGTTACGTCTGTTTTCTCATCCCAATACGATTTAACTACGCCAACCTTTTGCAGCAGAGCATCTTTAAACCAGTTGTGAAGAATAAGCGTTCCATCATTATCACGATAGAAAACCCAATTACAGTATTCTGTAGCCTGTTTAGCTGATTCCTCGTCTTTCGGACCTTTAGGCTCAAAGTAGACAATATCTTCAGTAGTCGTAAATACTCGCATTAACTGTGGCAATGCACCATCAATAGCCTCAGCTACCTCACCAGTTACGATCTGCGAGCGACCTTCCTGCTCATTACCGTAAGGACTACGCAGGTAATACTCTAACGCTCTACGACGATCTTCCGTAGTCTCCGTATTGAGATAACCAATAGCATTATCAATCTCATTCTCAATAATGCCTTTTACTGTGCCTTCGTCCATCATATGCGTTTCCTCTTAGGATTTTCGCAATTATACAATCCATTTTGTGTTAATGGGCAAATCTGACTGCCACGAACTCTCATTATCGTCAAGACTTATCGCCAAATAGCGAAAGGAATCTGAAGCATGGCTAGACCAGTCGTGTAGCGGCTTGTCGTAAAACACTTGCTGACGTTCGTTATATTCCCTGCGATAGTTCCTGAGAGCATCCAGACCAGTCTTAGTCTTATGATCGAACCAGCATTGTGGCAATAGCCTTCTAACGGCTTGTATACCGTCTGCAATCGATAATCTAGGAGCTACTGTTATATCCAGTCCAGCTTCCTGTAAAACCTCTTTACGGCTCTTTCCTGTTCCTAATTCTCTGACTTCAACGTCATGCGGGAGGAATTGCGTGAATTCTTCGTAGTCGTTATCTTTGAGCCAGCGTACATACCAGTCCAAACCGACACCGTGGTTTTCCGTGAAGTCAATGAGTCGCACCTCTTTTCCAACCACCTGAGCAACCCACAGAGAAGTAGAATCAGACATCCCCAAATCCCAAGCAACATAAGACTTGCATAAGTCATCACGCTCAATAGTGGTGATTCTGTTCTTCGCCTCAAGATCGTTGATAATCTGCCCATAATAGCTACCTTGAATAGCGGCATCAAAGGAACATTCAAATTCCTGAAAATACCTATCGTCACCCATCTCTTTACGAGCAGCCCAAAGCTCTTTCTCGCTAAGGATGCCTGTCTGACTGGCTTTAAACTCTAGTAATGCCCATCCTTCAGCAGTCTTAGCCCTATCTCTAAAGTCTGCGAAATGGTTCCTGCCTTTAGGCGTACCAATGAATAAGCACCACGTAGGAGCCTCGTCAGTATTTCTATCCGCTAGTGCAGGACGTATAACCTCATTCCATATCTTAGGGTTCTGATCGCCTATCTCGTCAAGGATAACGCCATCAAAATACTGCCCACGCAAGCTATCAGCATTATCAGAGCCGTACAAACTAATGCGCCTACCCCAAAAATCAACTCTAAGCTCTGAGATGTTAGCCACAGCCCCAAGTGGACGAGTAAATTCCAGCAGGTAATCCCAAGCCACGCGTTTCGACTGTGCGTAAGTCGGAGCAATATAGGCAAATCGTGGGTTTTGTTTAGTGCACTCAATGGCAGCCTTGATTAGATGGTTAATCGCGCTAACAGTCTTGCCCATACGACGATGAGCCACTACTACTGTAAACCTGTGCTTGTCTATAGCCTCATGAATAGCTATTTGCTGTTCTCGAGGCTTATAAGCGATCTCGATTACTTCTGCCATGTAACTACGTGTTGTTGTGCTCCACCATCAGCACCTGTCACCTCAGTCCTAGCCAGCTTAGGTATATGGTACTCACTTAGCTTATTCATTAGATCAAGTGCCTTATAAGGATCGTCTTGAGCCACTTCATTAAGCCATCTGTCCATATTAGGAGCATTGCGCTCTAGCAGATTAGCAATAGCCTCTCTTACTACGGCTGTGCTCTTATTAACCGCGCCTTTAGGTCTGCCCTTACCCATATTAGTAAGATTAGCAGCGCGTGTATCCTCGTCTATTTTACTGATGTTATCTGTTTCCATTTTTGCATTATCCTTTGGATGTCATGCTTACTTACGTTTTTCTTTCTTAGGCATCTCTACATTAGGTTTTGCAAGCAATCCTAACGGCACTTCACTAGCCAATAAGTCTGGAGCAGCTACTCCCATTGTGGCAGCTATTGCAGCAGTTTTTCTATATGGATCAAATGCAGCAAATCTTGAGCGTAATAAATCAGCATCATTTACAGCAGTAACGTCACTTTTTTGTTTTTTATAAAACTTATCCAAATAATCTCTAGCTTCCGCAAACTGGTTTCCAGTTACATTACTCCATGTTTCGTCTGGATATATATCATATTTATCTTTTAGATATTGTTTTGCTCTAAAAACATGGCTGTTCGGTCCTAAGTCTTTTATATTTTTTAATTTAATGCCACTAAAACCAGCATCTTTAGCTAACATAGCCAATTCATCCGTGGATGTTCCAGCATTTCTATCTAAACCTAAAACATCAATTAAATCGCCTCGTTTTGATTTTAGTATATTGGTATCTATATCATTCCAATTTCTTCCTCTTGCATTTGTTGTTAATAAATTTTGCTCTCTTAACAACAATGGAATTATATTTCCACCTTGACCAACTCCACCCAAATAAGTTTCGGCAGCAATTGGATTACTTGTTACAAAAGCACCAGCTCCTGAAGTTTTACCTTTCCCCGCGGTACTCATTGCAAGAATATCTGCATTAGTTCCATGATAAACAGGAACATCAAACCCCATTGCCTTAGCTCTATCCATAGCTGTATTGTCTGTAGGCAATCCCAATCCCCCCTTACTTTTGGGTAATGCAGCTCTTTGTTGAGCAAGCTGCAACGCTTCCGCTTGAGGATAATTTAGCTTACCAATAGTAGAGCCAGCAAAACCCATCGCTAAATCTCTTGTGTAATCATCCACCATTTGCTTTGCAGCTAATTGCTCTGGGGTAGATGGTCTTCCATTAATAGCATTGCGTTCCGCTTGAACAGCCAATAAAGAAGCCTGATTAAACGCACCAGCTTGCTGATTCATTTGTTGCATTGCTGCGCTAGGATCATTAACCAATAACCCAAGTCTAGTACCTAAATTCTGGTCAATCCAATCAAGAATCCCTGCCATAGAATGCCTCGTACATATCCGGTCTGTTAGTCTTTATCCATTCCCTCGGTTCTTCATGACACTTAGCAAAGTCGTTTCCAACTGTCTGCGATCCTGCATGATGAACGTATCCACGACTAACAAAGTGGAAATATCCTGCTTTGCCTAGATCATGACATATTATATTGTCTGAATACCAATTAGTGCTAGGGAATTGCGCTACATCCCATGCATCTTTACTTATAGCCGCGAAAATAGGCGCAATGACATCAGTCATCTTGATGTGTAACTCGCTCTCCCACTTTAACGCTGAGAATACGTCATCTTCCTCAGCTACTCGTATATTCTGTGCTGGTAGTACGTAATCTGATCTTGCACCTAAGAATCCTACCTTGAACTCACGGCTTACATACTTATAGTCCGATTTCATCTTCTCAATAGTATCGGGAGTCAATACTACATCGTCATTAGCGATGATTAGTGAATCGTAATGCCCTGTATTGAACGCATAAGAGACAATTGAGTTATATGCATCTCCGAAATTGGTAGCAGTATTTGGTCGGAATATGACTCTATCGTTGCCAAGTCTCTTTCTAACTTCTGCCCACAACTCCAAACTATTTGCACTAACGTAAACTGGCAACTCTCTTGCATATTGGTTAATACTCTCCAGTAATACGTGGATACTTGGACTGCCCACCGTAGCGATTACGATTGCTTGCAAAGGATCACCTTCATGGAATCTACTGCTCTAGGAGTACGCATAATTTCCTGATCGGGAATGTTTTTATCCATCATTTCCTGACCTAATTCTGACAGTTTGAACTCCATCGACGATAGGTTAAATCTATCCTTCCATCCTAAGTACCAATGCCACTCTGTATAGTACAGCCAGCTATTCTCGTTAAAAGCTCGAACATGAGTCGGGTCTTGCCATGCACCTAGACTTAGCTCATACGGTACGCTAATGTGAAACTCACCACCAACCTCTAGCAAGTCCTTACAGTTAATCATTGCAGCCACTAAATCAGGTATATGTTCTAAAACATCATTTGCGACGATTGTTTTAAACATTCCCTTTTCTATTGTTACCTTGCCAAATCTAGGACTGTCTATAACCTGACCAAACTCGACCTTAGATATATCTACCCACCAATCAGGATTGACTCTAAGCAATATGTCAGCATTAAAGTAAGAATCTTTCCAGTCCTTACCAGAACCTAGATTAAGCGTTTTAGGCAGCATTAGACCAATTCAGTTATAGAGAAAGTCGAAGCTGTTACAGTAGAGTCTTTAATTACTGCAACTTTTTCACCAGCTTTTACTGAAAAATAAAACGGAGCATTAGGAACGATCATTGTGCTTGTAGTTACCGTAGCAGTCGGATTAGTTCCAAAAGCAATGTGACAATGACCTAATGAGCAAGATACTAGGACATGAGTCGTATTTGCACCAAATGCTGTGCTCTGAACACTTGAGTTTGTTACTGTAAAAATTTGTGCTGTTCCTGCTCTAAAAACTTCTACAGGATTACCGTTATCATCTCTTGTTATGATACTCATGATTGCTCCATGTTAATGTCATCATTGGTTTCGTACTCTAATTTAGCCATCTTCAGCATAGTCTTTTGACGATCTGTCATAGCAGTCTTTATGGGACCACCAACCAGCCAAGCCGAACACGTTCTATCAGCAGCACACTTAAATTCAAAAAGCTCACAATATCCTAATTCAGCACTAGCTACTACCTCATTAGCATACGTCTCATCATCCGATTCATCAACCTGAATGCCACCGACAATACATTCCATCATTTCAGGAGTCTGGATAAATGCAGAACAGTTACCGCAATGCATAGTCTGAGCGTTCTTTTCGCTAGTGTTCCATTCCTTAGCACGAATCTGCCAGAAATCTTCTGGAGAGTCAGGATTAGCAGGACCGTAACCTACATTAGCAAATGCCCAATCACGATTCTTTAGATTAAGCGGTATGTCTGAACAGACCTTAGGACATTGTTTCATTAGATCACCATTTCACTTTATTAGCCCAATATGCAGCAGACATTTTGCCTTTAGCTATATTGGAAGCATGACGAGCCTTAAATGCCTCATTACGCTTAGTTCCATCTGGACTACCCTTTACACCTTGCTGACCAAAACGGATTAACTTAACCTCGTCTCCTGCCTTTGCTAGTACCGCATGAGATTTAGTTGGATGACTAGGAGTAGCTTTAGGCTTGTTATAGCCAGCAAATTCCTCTTTGCCACGCTTAATCATTTCTTCACCTTCTTAGCAGTCTTAGCCGAAGCCACAAAATCAGCTTTAGTAGGAGCACCTTTAGAACCTACCTTACGCATCTTTTCACCAGAACCTTCAGCTATGCGTTTACGTTTAGCATTAACATTAGCGTAAAGTCCATTTTTCATTTTAAGAATCTCAATTTGTATAAAGTCGAATCAATCTCAGACGCAATTTCATCTACCAGATTCTGCAATTCTGAATCTTGTGGCAACTTAGCACGACGAGCCTTAACCTGATTCTTTAGCATTGTCAGTTCTGCAATAGGCTCCAATGGTGCATCATAGTCAACCATAAAGTTGTTAATAATGCCATACTTGCCTTGATACGCTTCTACGTATGCATCTACCAAGTCTTGCAAAGTATCGTAAAAATTTCCTAGCGATGAATGCATAGAAAAACTACGAGTCTGCCAATGAAGAATATGAGTATTAGTAATAGCGTGAAGCAACATTAGTACAAAGTCAGCTACTTCTTTGTTACCGCTATTTTCTTGATCGCTAAGGAGAGCCATTATTTTTTCCTTTTTTTCATTTTCATGCCAGCTTCACTCATGGCAATAGCTACGGCTTGTTTTTGAGACTTGACTACTGGTCCAGTTTTGCTACCAGAGTGCAATTCGCCTTTGCCATACTCACCCATGACTTTAGCGACCTTCTTAGCTGCTTTGGTTTTCTTCATCATTTAGCATTTCCTTTACTTGTTCAAGTAGTTGTTGCTCAGTAACTTCATACTGACGCTCAAAGGCTTTACGTCCCAAACCGTGATATCCGGCTTTTGATCCCCTATGATGCTCAGGACAAAGTGGTAACGTATCGTAATGCGAACTCCTTACACCCATTCCCAAGCCTAAACCTCTAACGTGGTGAATCTCAGAAGGAGTACCTGCATACCCTAGCCTATAGCAAATTATACAACCTAAATTAGCAACTTTAGATAGATATTTCTTCTCTGCTTTGGTCAATTTGACGCTTTCTCCACAAATATTTAACTGAAGATATTGTCTCTGCATGATTGCACTCAGGACACACATCTACAGCATCATCAAATACATATCCGCAACGTACTTTCAACACATCGTCACGTTCACCAATCCAGTTGCAATTATCGCAATAAACTTTATCCATAATATTGATTTCCTGTAACGTAATTTACATTAAATTTTGCTATTATTTTCAAGCAGTTAGTGGACTGCTATTTCTAGGGAGAAACAAATGTTTGCATTAAATATTGAAGGCGTAATGTTTTACTTTGAGTCTGATGATGTAGAGATTTATGAGTTTGATGAAGATGGTGTAGCGTATTGGTTTGATGACGAAGAACAAGTCTGGTATTACTTCGATGAAGAATACTATGACTGGATCGAGTGCGAAGAAGATTATTGCGAAGAATAATCATTGAGTTGACCTTTCAACTTGACGATTACTAGCTTCTAAACTTCTCCAGCAGTCAACACGAGCTTGAGCGGCTACGAGCATCCAGCGTAGTCGTTCAGCCTCCTCTACAGCCTCTCTTAGTCCTTCTACACAAGCAGCATACTCAACTGTAGTGTAAGCATCTGCCTCTTTATCAGCCATCGTACTTTTCAAACTACGTTGAAAGCCAATAGCCTTAACTGTTTTTCTATGTTCAGTTAAGTAAACAACCTGAGCTTTAGCAGCAGCATATTTCTCAGCATTCTTAATCATAAAATTAATCGCTTCGTTCGGATCGATATTCATCTGATAGTTTCCATATTAAAGTTTTAGCATCGTCAATACTTGTTACTACGTTTACCTGACCTTTCCAGAGTCTGTGCCAATTAACTTGATCTGGAGTAAGTACCTTTTTATCACCATCCTTAATCTCAAGCAAGAAATTTCTAGCTTTAAATCCGACGATAATATCTGGACAACCTTTGCCTACCGCATGAAGATGCTCAACCGTACAACCCATATCGCGTAAAGCCTTAACGATCTGAGTCTGGTTGTTATCTACCCTTTTGTAAACCATTCCATAGCCTCATTAAATCTATTTATGTCAGTTAAATATTTATCGTTTAAACAATATCTATTGCCATATCCAAAATTTTGTATTTCGTGATTTAGTTTAAACTTTTCTTTACCTACAAACCCATGAATTTTAATAACCGTAGGCGATTGAACCGAACAATAAATAGACCAATCAGTAGCAAAATCTTCCATACTGTTAAAAATTAAATACCGTGGTTCCGGTCGCAAAACTGAACTTGTCTTAATTTGAATAGTTTGACCTTTAATTGTTAAGTCAATATTCCCATCTCCACCATAAGTAACGTCAAACCTGACACTAACTCCCAAAAGCTTACAAACAGCTATCTCACCTAACATTCCAATATAGTGAACAGCAAAGTCACTTTGACCACATATCTTATTGTTTTTAATTTGCTTGTTGTCTAATCTAGCTTTTTTAACTGACTGCATAATTCCAACATTATGAGCAGCCAAGATTAAATCATTGGAGTCTAATTCTATTTCCATTGGCTATCTTCCCCGCGATTTCCTAGCGTCCATTGTGTTCTGCAATCCTTCTCTAGTAACTGAGCCGTTCTATCTCCGCGTTTTTTAAGGACAATAGACAAGTATTCGATGGCTTTGTTTCTATCTTGAGTACGCCACTTTAATACCTGCCTTACTTCGCAACGATGTCTATGTAGTTCGCTGTTATCAGGCACTTAGGATTCTCCACGCTGTTGCTGCACATAATGGAACTTGTCCATTTCCAATGGCTTTAAGTCTGTCCACCCTATCCACCATCCCATCAACCACTCTGTCCACAGGGGGTTCAATTTGCCACCATTGTGCAGACCCGATACTTGCTCCCCAAGATTCCCCTTGCCTCTGTCCCTCAATGCATGACGAGAGTCTTGTGCTTTTGGTGTCCCCCATCTGTGCATATTGCTGACTTGATCCCTGAGATTCGCTGGCTTGCTGCGACCCGGTCTTGCTACCGTAGCTTCCTTCAATAATGCTGCTTCCGATTTTGGCGGTAGTTTGTCCATTGTTGTTGGAGTTGCCCATTTTTCCGACAATCCAAATTCGTTCTCGTCTATGGTTTGCACCAATGTCGGCAGCAGATATAACTCCCCACCGACTGTCATACCCCATTGAGGTAAGGTCTGCAAGGACTCGTTCAAGTCCTCTAGTAACGAGCATTGGACTGTTCTCCACGAATGCGTATCTTGGTCGTACCTCGCTAATAATCCGTGCCATTTCTCGCCACATTCCACTTCGCTCTCCGTCAAGCCCATCTCCTTTTCCTGCAACTGAAATGTCTTGGCATGGAAACCCGCCAGATACAACGTCAACAATTCCTCTCCACGGCTTTCCGTCAAAGGTTTGAACGTTATCCCAAATCGGGAAACTCGGGAGAATTTTGTCATTCTGTCTGGCTGCAAGTACGCTTGCTGGATATGGTTCCCATTCAACGGCACAGACTGTTCTCCATCCGAGAAGTTTTCCCCCAAGTATTCCTCCACCAGCACCTGCGAAAAGAGCCAACTCATGCACGAAACGCTCCACGATTATCAAAGTCTATAGGCTGACCACCTAACGTATCTACAAACTGCTGGCTGTTGTGCTCAAAGTACATCCCATAGAACTCCTCAGCTTCACCGTTCCTTTGCTTTTGGCACATTAGAAACATATCTGGCTGCTTCTCGTCATAGTCCTCATTGTTCCTACGAGCGTTCTCCTTCTTCTTATTACGCCAAACTAAGAACACGTTATCCACCTGATCTGCAATGCTTCCAGAACCCTTTAAATCGGTCTTAGAAGGCTGTATTTCCTCAGACTGCAACTTACGGATATGGTGAACTAAATGAATGTGTACGTGATGATCTCTAGCCAATGCACATAACTCGTCAACGAATGATTTTTGCTCGTTTAATGAGTCCTCTGCGACTACACACTTCATTAATGAATCAATGAAGATATGTTTTATGCCTAACTCAACAGCGCAATACCTTGCCATAGCGATAGTTTTCTGTGGAGTAGTAGAACCTTGCTGGTCGTAAAGATACAGATTCTCGTCAATGAAATTAGTAAACCGTCCTAAAACACCACGAATGTAACCTTCTTTGTCGTGAGTTAGCGGCACATTGATATTCTCACCAGCAAATTGTCTGAGCATACGAACAATGGTAGTTACAGGTTTCATTTCGTATGAGGCAATGCATACCTTTAGGTTCTGTTTTACTAAACCTAACGCTATCTGACCTGTTACGAGAGACTTACCGCCTCCGTTAGAACCAGCATAGACTGTCACTTCACCTAGCCTGAATTTAACGTCTGAGTGAGTTTTAACCCACGGCATTACAGCATCGTCAGTCTTTTCAGGATCAACGTAATTCTGGTAAATCTCATCTAACCAGCTATTAGCAGACTTAACGTGAGCTGATAAGTCACTAGCCTTTAGATATTTCTCAATATCAATCTGACTTGATTTAATGATATTGCGGTCATTGTAAAGTCGTTCCGCTATCGTATTAATATTATCCGACATATTTAACTGCCTCCATTATCCTAGCCTGTGCTTTCTTCATCCGACCTCTATCTTCTTCCGATAGTGGTAGTCCTTGTGCCATCGTATAAGCTGCTACTGATACTACCCATGCCTCGAATTCAATGACTCTGAGCAAGTCTGAAGCATAATACTTTCTTTTGACTTGAGGCAAGTCTTTATTTACGTTAGGGAATAGATCATTCATATCCATGCCAATAGCACCCAAAATATCTTGAACGCTGCAATCAGCAAAACATTTCAATAAGATACGACCATCGTCTAATTCTCTTATCGCTAGTGATGGACTCTTATCGCTATGAGCAGGACAGCAAGCCGTATAAGCTCCGTTGCGACCTTTAACTTTCTCTAGTCGGATTAGTATGTTCTCTATCATTTCCACCCCATGATTGGCTTTTGAGTGGATTTAACTTCATCTAACCATTTAGTAGCATTTAACCAAGATGCCGGATATGGAATAAATTTCTCCTCAACTTCGGATAATTTCTGTGCGCTAATGGCTTTTATCATTAACGTAACAGTCTCATCGTTAGGCTTAATCTTGTTCCATGCTTTCTCAGCAGCTCCTTTACTTACCTTTCTTGGGTATGCTTTCCAGAACTCATCAAATCGATCAATAGTATTATTTATAGATGAAGATGAAGATGAAGATGAAGGGGTTGGTTTTTGCTTATCCTTAGGTACAACCTTAAGGTTAACCTTGTACCCTTCCTTTAATGCTGGATTTCCTCCTAATTTTCCACCTAAAGCCCTTATATTCCTTAAGTTTTCATCTCTAATCATCCTTCGACTAAAGATTACTCCGTCTGTTGTCAAATCATATACACCAGCCAACTTAAGCTCATTAAGCCAACCTTCAACAACGTCTAAGGCTTCCCCAACCATACGTGCAAGGTTATGTGCAAGGATAACCTTATCTCCAACCTTTAAATGCCCATAAGGATTACCTTCGTGCATATAACAAATCATGTCTATCCATAAACCTCTTGCTCCGGTAGAGCACGATCTTAAAGCTGTATCCCTTAACCAATCTGATGGGTAAAATTGAAAAGATGGTCTTTTCATTTCTTTATCCTTCCGTTATCCCATTCTTCAACCATTTCATCATAATAAACATTAACTAATTGGCTAACTTCAAATGCTTGTTCTGGAGTTAATATTATTGTTACCTCTTTCCCAAACTCAAAAGAATCTTGCTTTATTACTAAGCATCCAATATCACTTATGTATATTTCGCATCCTTCAGAACTTCTAAATTTCAACATAGCTTTTTCCAATAAAAAAAGCCTTAGGTGAGACTCTCACTAGATTAAAAATCTAATGTTGGCAGACTGGTTCGGTAACCAGCAGAGTCCCATCTAAGGCTTACCGATTTTATGTATGCTGCCAAGCACATAACCACTATAACGAAACTTTTCTCTTAGCGCAAGTCCTACAAATATCAGAGTTTCTAAATTGAATTGCTGAACGTGAATGTTTACAAATAGGACACTTCTGCATTGAGAAGTTATATATCGTTTTCTCTTTTGTAACGGACGTTTGACTTACAGGTTTTAAAAGTTCTTCTTTCAATTACTTGACCTCTAGGACTGATAGTAGGAGGGAATATCTTTAACGGAGTAAATGGTATCGGCTCCCGTGGTGGGACTAGCTTCTTCTCATCTACTGGATTAGGCTTATCTTTAAAAAACGGAAAGAATACATCACCTTCCTGCTTAAAGCACTTTAACCTGACTAATTTCCTAAGTTCAGTCGTTATATCCCATTCCACAGCAAAGCCCATCATTCCGTACTTTTGTATTATCTCTTTGACAGTAATACCGCCGGAATCGTTAACAATATCGATAAATTCAGCCCTTCGGCTACCTATTCTTGGTACGTACATAAAATAATTTTAAAAAGTTGTTGACATACAAGATTGTGATGCGCTATAGTTTCTTCGCTGCAACACACTATTAACCTCTAGGAGAATACTATGAATACAAATAAATCAGCAACAGTTCGCACAGTTTCTAAAGGTAGCCCATTCACAGACGCATACGACCTTATCGTTGAAGTCTTAGTAAACGGTGAGTGGACGTACTATCAAGGTTTTAACACTCTCTCTAACGATTACGCATACTCAGAAGCTCGTGCAGCAGAAGCTCGTGCAAAGGCTGAACAATGAAAACTAATATGCATAATTGGGAAGTAGCTGAGATTGTCTATGCCTTGCGATTGCTGGCAGATAACCTAGACAAAAAGCCACGCACAACTCAGGAGCAAGAAATACTAGATATAGCGTATGAAGCCTTGCTAGTAGCTCCTAGAGAAATCCACGAACTTGTTAACATAATAGAATCTAATGACAACTATGAATAAATTACTCAACACTAACGATTATTTTTCACATCATCCAATACTTTGTGGTGTAATAATGCTTCTACTCTACATTTTGGCTTGCTCAATATGACCGATGAAAAGAACATTTTATACAAGAAAGACTACGTTACGGCTGCTAAGACGGACATTCGTAAAACTTTTGCTAAATTTAGAAAGGAGCAAAAAGCGTCTACAAAAATATCTACTGCTGAGAAAACACAACCTACCAATATTGTTCAGTATAAAAAATTCAGATAAATAGGAATCTACTATGAATAACGACTATCAATTGCAAGAGCAACATGAAGAACAACAATGGCGCGTATATAGTAAGTTGCAAAAAGCCAGAGTATTACTACAAGAATTACCGATTAAGAAATCAGGCTTTAACTCATTCGCTGGTTTCAAATACTTTGAACTAGCAGACTTTCTCCCTAGCATTAACGTCATCTTTGACAATCTAGGTTTATGCTCAGTCTTTAGCATTAGTGAAGGTATAGCAACCTTACGTATCTTTGACTCAGAGTTTGGTGGTGTAGTTTATTTCCGTAGTCCTACAGCAGAAGCAGGAGCAGGTAAAGCACCTCCTATACAGGCTTTAGGATCGATGCATACCTACCTTCGTCGTTACCTTATGCTCAATGCGCTAGAGATTACAGAGCATGACGCTGTAGATGCCACGATAAAGAAAGACGAGCCTAAAGCAGCCAAGCCTATTACCGTTGACGTTTATGACAGCATGGATAATGAGACTAAAGAACTCATAGAAAACATAGCTATGGATGTACGTATGCTTATGGAACGCAATGATATGCAGGGAGTCATTGATTACATTAATCTGCAAGAGTTTGATGCAGATACAAAAACTGCATTTTGGAGTAGGTTAGATAGTAAAGAGCGCAGCGCAATTAAGAAATTTTCAACAGGGAAATAATATGACTGAATACAATAATACAGACCGTGGAGTTCTATACCGCAATGAGAATAAAACGAGTGAAAACCATCCAGACTACTCAGGCAGCGTTAATGTATCTGGTACTGATTACTGGTTATCTGGCTGGCTTAAAGAATCCAAGAAAGACGGTAAAAAGTTTTTTAGCTTATCGGTACGCCCAAAGAATGATGCAGCGTCTAAGCCAGTCAATAAGCCAGTAGTAGCTGCTGATCCTGACGATCTTATCCCCTTCTGATCTCGCGCCACTCTCCTTCGTGGCTTTAACAGGGGCTTCGGCTCCTGTCTTTTTATTCTGGAGTAACTATGAAATTGCTTGATGCAGTTAAAGAACGCTACAACATTAAGAATGATGCACAACTTAGCCGTACTTTAGACGTGCCACCTCCTACGATAAGTAAGATTCGTAGCGGTAAAGTCAATGTATCAGCAGACATGATCTTACGCATCCATGAGTGTTTAGGTATGCCAGTAGCAGACATTAGGTCTTTGTTATGAAAGTGCTATTAGTGTTTGTGGCTTTATTAGCGGCTGTATGGGGCTGTTCTGTTGTGCTTACTACCAGAGTACAGTCAGCCTATAACGCTGGCTTCAGAGACGGTAAAAATGCCTTTACAATCGATTCTCAATGTTCTGCTTGGCTAATGAACTCTGATCTTAAAGAAGCTAAAGAAAGAATATGCAAATGACTAATGAAGATAAGTTTTATGATTGGTGGAATGGCGATGAAATGGCTGACGATCTTGACGTTGTAAAACATACGCCTCTTTATTGGGCTATGCAGGGATGGGAAGCTGCATTGCGCGAAATGAATAAAGAAGCTGAGAAGAATGGTGAGGAGTTATGAGCGACTACGACATACATAGTTGTGGATACTACTGCGACCGATTTGCTTGCATTAAAGCGCAACGAGATGAGTTAAGAGATAAGTTATTCGAAGGTCAAGCGGTAAAGACGTATTCAGGTGGCAAGCCGAACTACACGCAGCCGATAGAGAAAAAATGGGTGGGGTTGACTGATGAAGAGATAGAACTGCTTTGCGAACAAGCCGATCACAGTCCATGGAAAGCAATTGAATTAACGCAAGCTAGGCTGAAGGAAAAGAATCTATGAAAATTAATACTGGTTGCTGGATGAACGGCTGTAAGTGTTTTGATAAAGATGATGAAGATGGCGTAGATATTAAACGTGACCGAGAATGGGTAGGACTGACGCATGAAGAACTAGAGTTCTACACAGAAGAACTAGGGCAAGGTGAGTTAGGCAGAGGTGTACTGCGCGCAGTAGTTGATTTTTTAAAAGAAAAAAACAGCACGTCCGGAAAGATTATACAAATATCGGACAATAATGACTAAGAATCCACGCAATCGTAAGGATGATTATGACTGGCAAGCCGTTATAGATGGCAATCGCATAGGTATTGCAAAGGTATTTGAGAGCATACGTAGCGGAGAAGTTGACGAGATAGAGTTAGAAAAGTTGCAGAATTTCGTGCAATTCTCACTAGCGTTAATGCAGCTATCAGGCTCTACTAAATGGGCAAGAGCAAAAATGAATGCTGAGATGATGAATTACATAAAATCTATTGATTCATAGATTCGTAACTGTTGACGTAACCTTGCAATTTCTAGATCACGCTCGTTTAATTTTTTCTGCAGACTTTCACTTAATGCGTAAACTGCTGCAATTTTATCAAACCGTTGTTTATGATCCTCAAGCATTACATTGAATAAACGCTCAGACGCATCAATTTGTTTTTGAATAAAGTCGGACATTTAGCTCTCCTACACTTCAATAATTTGACCTCTAAAGTACACTAAACTTTCTGAGATAACTTCAACAAGCTCAGGAGGCATCAATTTACCCTGCCAGAACGTCAATACAGCAAAACCACTACGCCAGTTTCTAGGATTATCTTCGGCATACTCAAAAGCAGGATCATCTAGGTTAGCCATAGTGCCTGTATCTACACCGTATCTTGTGCCATTGTAATCAGTCCACGGAGTAACTTTAAGGCTGTGTAAATGACCAGTTACTATGGACGTTCCAGCTTTTAACGTGTTGTTATAGACTGCATGGATGCCATTATGATAACGATGCTTAATCATCGTATGATCGTTAACCATAATACTTGTTGAAAACTTCCAGCGTGGGAAGTGATCCGTTAGATTCATTCCATGAACACCCTCAAATGCAGTCCCAACTTGGGAGGCTAAACGAGTGTTAAAACGCATATCGTGGTTACCCCATGTAAAATGTAAGGCAGCACTCTTAGAAGCGTTCTCAATCTCACTTAGACGATCCTGACAGGCATCTAGCTCTTGTTTTACGCTAGGTAGCTTCTGCCAGCCAATAGGACTATGGGAACTGATTGAGCCCCCGTCAAACGCATCTCCATTAATTACGATCATACGTGGTTTTAGCTCAGGTATTAATTTAACGAAAGCCTTATGAGCCGTTGATATAATGTCTGGATAATAATGGCAGTCTGATGCAACCATAATCACACCGTCATCTATCTCTACTTTTGTTCTAATACCATTGTTAGGTATCGTTATATTGAATGTAGGACTACGTTTATCTGCTGCAACTAATGTAATGCTATGTCTTGCCTCAATTTTTTTACGTCTTGTATGAACATTACGAACATCTATATCTAATACCTCTGCTACTCTTGCTGCTGAATGATACTTATTCCAAATAGATATAAATTCTTCGTCAGTCGTTCGCATTAGTTCACCTTACGGACAAATTCACCACACCAATCAACGCGCTCAGTAACTGGATAGCAACTCTCAAAGTTACCTTCAATTTCTATTAACGTAGGTGGGTATCGGTAGCAGTAGCCTAGATCATCTTTAGGCTCGCAATTATAGAAAGCGCAGCTAATACAAGCTGGCATACAGTCATCAGGTATAGATTTTTTAGGCATTTGATCTATATATCATGTAGTTATTGCAATAATATTACAAATTACATTAAATATATAGCACGTTCATCTTTTCTTCTATTAAGGAGTCCTTTAAGAACCTTGCCTCCTCCTAAACAATACTTTAAGAACTCATCAGCAGCACCGTCAAAGTCACCTCGATTATGCTTTTGACGTAGAGTTGACCTCTGTAATGTTCCTAGTCCTACGTTAAACGCAAAAGAGACCAGAGCGTCAAACCGCCCTTGAATAATCCCACTAGGGCAATAACGTAATACACCTCGTTCAAAACGCTGCAAATCAGCCGCAAGAATTGCATTAACCTCATCCATTGTAAATATGCGATTATCTTCCGGTCTAATCGGGTATTTAATCCGATCTTCCATGCTTAACTTGGCTTGTTCAGGATAAAGTACGTGACCAACGCCAATCGTCCATAATTTAGCAGGACAACGATAAGGTTTTAAGCGTACGCCTTCATGATGGGCAATTATTGATTTAGCCGAATCTGATACTTTCATTTTTTGCTAAATGCCTGAGTACCAAACCAGAACGCTATGACTGATGCCCAAATCAACTGAGTATCTGAATCCCATACTTCATCAATCATTAGCTTAAATGGTACGTTCTGAGTCCATGCGTACCATACGCCAGCTATATCGATAGCCACTAGCAGGA